AGGTCACGGTCTTTCTGGTTTTCCGCAGCTTGGGCCAAGTAGTTGAACTGCATGTCAGCACGGTTCCATAGGCGGTTGTGCGCCTCGGATGTAAGTGAAAGCATGGCCTTGGCATCAAACTGGGCTGCTTGGAATGCCATCTCTGTGTTAGCCGTTGTAATAGCACGTCTGTAGTTCAGGTTATCCTGATCGATCTGGAACTGGTGTGTCTTCTCGAACTCAAACATACGCTGTTCTAGTTGTGCGTTAGCCCGTTCTGCAGCATTGATCTCACCGATGTTAGTGCGTGTCATCGCATCTTTCATCTCAGCAATGCGTAGGCCTACGTTTGTGTTCAGCGTTTCATACCACTGTTCACGGTCTAGCTCGTTCGTAATGTCGAAGCGTTTAGCTAGGTTCTCTTCTTTAGCATCCTCAAACAGTGCCAGATAGCGATTGCTTGCATCTAGGATGTTAGCTTGCTGACGATTGCCTAAGTTCTGCAAATCCATACGGACAATGTTTGTGGAGTTCTGTAGTAGGGCTTTTGTCTTGGAGTCGGCATTAGCGATCTTAAACTGTGATAGAATACGAGCTTTGTTAATGAGCTGTGTATTCTTCGCATTCATATTTTCAGATGCGATAGTATTCTGGATTGTGGCTTCCTTGTCAGCAATACCAACAAGGTTAGACATCATCGCTGTTGCCAGCTTGGCTGTAATCTGTTGTGGGCTTGCACCCTTAATGTTCAATGAGCCTTTGATAGCATTTGCTACGTCAGCCATAAATGGTGGGATCTTATACTCACCAGTATTGGGATCAACGAAGTGTCCCTGTAGGATCTTCAACTGACCTGTAATCGTACGCTTACTATCTACAAAACCAAACTGACCCAAGTCACGAGCAACGATCTTACCTGCAGGTGTACTTGTGTCTAGGATTGTAGATGTGTTGTAGGTAACAACCTGATCTAGTTCAGCGTTAGCACCTGCGCTTGTATCAATCTGTGTTTCATCAACATTAACCAGACCGCCTTGGGAGATCTCTCCTTGTGCAGCCTCGGCTTGTGTGCCTGTCTGATTGATAGCATTAGTCACAGACGTAGACTGGTAGCCTGTCTGTGCTGTCGGTGCGTTAGGTAGTAGGCTGTTATTAGCCGCTGTAGTGCCTGTAGCAGCCTCGATATTGAACTGATTAGTAGGGCCGTAGTTAACCTGATCACCCTGCATGTTAGGGTTATTCGGGTCCATAAAGGGAACCTGTTGGCCTACTAGAGCGCCTTGGCTGGCGGCATATGCTGCGGGGTTGTCCAGAATCTCCTGCGCATTGCGTACAACGTCGCTAGTACCAACCCTATTAGGGCTGTAGTTCTGCCCCATAAAGTTCCTACCGCCAGTTAGACCGCTCGGACTTGTAACATCAATCGCCATGTTTATCTCTTTCTTTCTGACAGTCCCTTATGCGATCACGCAGTTTTGCATAATCAGAAACAACCATAGGAATTGCACTCGCTTCGGGCAGCGCCTCGATTTGAGTGGCTAGTTCTTCGTTGAATTCTGGTGTGTATTGCTGCAGTGGCGGACAGTAGATTTCTAGCTTAGTTCTATAAACCGTCTCGGCGCAGCCGCTTAACAAGCCCGTCACGGCTGTTAACAGAAGTATCTTCTTCATGCTCTGCCATCGCTTTGTAAAAGTCTGAGGCCTTTTGTTGGGCCTGTAGTTCGTCGGCAAGCACCTTCTGCTTCTCTATCTTCTTACCATCCTTGCGTCCGAGGACGTACAGTATAGGGAGTAAGACAGCTAGTGCAGCAATGATGTAGGTTTTGATCTTGCCGACGATACCAAACATTATCGTTTGCCTTCTTTGTGGTCCTTAAATCGGGAGTAGGCTACGAGGGCGATACCGCCGATTGCACACAGTAGGAACAATGTCTTCATGCTCTCACTGTATGGTACCAGTGCTTCGATTTGTGGTGTGATCTCCGATAGTGCTGTGGCTGCACCCGCAACACCAGCTCCTGCCATTGTCTTGGATTTAGCCAGTGGCTTAGGATCAGACTGGGCTACCTTCTGTGGCATGATATCACCACCGTCAGAGGCCAGTTTAGCATCCATAGAGAAAAGTGCACCTTCTGCAGAACGGCGTCTTGTTAGCCCACGAAGGGGCGTCAGCTTGCCATTCACTCGTGCCTTGTTCCAGCGCATAAGCTGTTCAGGTACTTCGTCGTATGCGCCAGTGTTCAGCTTCTTGAGCAAGGTGCTCGACTTGAAGTTAGCTTCACCGACGTTGAATATAAACGACGTTAGACTGTCGTACTGGTTCTGTGAGAGCGGCACATGGACGTGGCGGTCTATCGCCTTCGCATGGTCATTCAGATCCTCTAATAGGCGCTGTTCACACTCTGCTTCCGTCCATACTGTTCCAGAACGAACTCCCCTTGTTGCCCCATACCCGACGGTCCACTTACCAGCCGGGCATCTATAGGCATGTACCTTCCCATCCTCTTTTACTTTGTGTAGTCCCTCGAATTTCTTTACGAGATCTACACCTGTTTGGCTTACGCTATCAGGATGCATTATTCACCTTCTAAGTACGGGCGTAAGGACTACGGTTCACTGGAGCCGATAGCAGACCAGTGTCTGCGATTGAGCTTGATTGTACCGAGCCTAGAAGCCCCATCATATCTTCGATGTTGTAGCCAACCTGATTGATGCGGTTGCCTTGATCATCGAATTCTGTGACCAGTAAGTTACCGTTCTGGTCTATTCTACGCTGGACTGCATTGCCCATTGCGTTGATATCGTTCTCGATCAACTTGCCTGTGCCATCGAATGCGTCAGACATGTCACGGAAGCCTTGGGCTGTCTGTGCGTCCATACCTTCGAAGCCAGTGTTAACCATGCTTTCCATCGCACCTAGACCGTTCATAAACTCTTCACGAGCACGGGCTTGATCTTCCGATGTAGCATCAAAGCCTTGAGCGATCTCGTAGGCTGCGTTGTTAACCGAACCCTTAACAGTAACGAAGCCTTCGTCCATACCGCCGAGGATAGCCTGTTCTGTGTCACCAAGAGCGCCCCGTGTGGACATACCTTGTGCAGAAATATCACCAGACAATGCTTCACCAGTTGTACCAACGGCGTCACGAGTAGCAGCACCGCTTTCACCTATGGCGTTAGCTAGGTTGCCTTCTGTGATACCAAGAGCTTGTCCTAGATCGTTACGAGCACGGTTAGCTAAGGTTACGTCGTCGTCATAATCTGAGCGGAAGCCAGAGAAGTCACCTTGTAGATCAGAAACCTGACCAGAGATGCCTGTCTGACCTTCAGATAGGGTGTTGAAGTACTCCGTGGCGTTCGTGTTACCTTGATCAACAGCACTCTGGATGTTGCCTTGGTTCTCACGCATATCGCTGCCGATTGTATCCAACGTGTTAGTTGTGCGTGTATCGAAGTCAGAGACAGCGCCCCGTGTTTCAATACCTTCTTCGCCAACCTTCTCCATAATATCGGTACGGTTTGTGCTTAGTTTGCTTACTAGGTCAGAGAAGTAGTCTGCAGCCTGATCAGTCAGGTTACCTTCACTGTCTAGGATCTGATCGTTGATGTCACCGAATGCACGACCAAGGTCGATATCCTGTTGATTGATGCGATCTGTTAGGTTTGATGTAACACCCGCTGTATCTGTAGTAATCTGTCCGCTGATGTCGTCAATGCCTTCGCTTAGGTCTGCATCAACATCATCGAAGCGTCCTTCCATGTCAGCGAACCCGCCAGTAACGTCGCTGCTTACGTCGTCTACTGTATCGCCTACACCGCCTATTTCACCACTTAATGCGGTAAACTTGTCGTCTGCACGATCTTCTGCAGTACCAATACGTGTTAGTGTCCGTGTTAAACTGTCGCTGATGTCGTCTTGGATGTCGCCCTGACCATCAAATACGCTATCAAACTTAGGGTTACCGTAATCAGATACCGCTGTCTTAATGTCATCAAGTGATGGGCCGCCGCCACCGCCGCCGCCAAAAGCAATTAGGCCCGAGTTACGCATGTGGACATAGCGCATAGGACCATACATTTGCATGATATTCTTCATGTCTTAGATCTCCATGTTATAAACGTGATACAAAGGCTCATAGCTATGTCCTGTATCGTTGATGAGGTGTCTAAGTCGCCGCTCCCAGCCCTTTCGACCCCATATTTGGATTGAACTACACCCGTGCTTCTCAGCAAACTTAACCAAAGTGTCGTGGTGTTTTGTCCATGCTGCCCATCCACCGACTGAACCGCCGCAGGTTTGGATCAACATTGTTTTACGTCGGGTTTGTTCAATAAACCTTGTGACGATTACTGTGGCTACTTCGTCGTTCTGATCGACGGTAAGCCAGATGTGAGCCTTCTCTACCATAGCCAGTAAGGCTATATCGAAGGGGGCCATCTCTCCTGCAGAGTACTCGTTAGCCGATTCAATGTACGGCTTGAGGATCTGCCACTTTTCCAGAATGTCTTGGGGTTTGAGGAGTGATGACCGATATTCGTTTTCGATCATCTATATTATACCGCATTTAGGGCCACTAAGGCAACATTAGGCGGTATTATAGACACCTAGTTAGGTGCTGACAACCGCTTTATGCAGCATCTACCACTGCTTGTGGTGTAGCATCTACTACAGCTTGAGCCGCTGCACGTTCTTCGTTGTCCTTAGTGATCAACGGGTTTTCGATTGTTTCGATAGTAGGTTCAGCATCGACTGTAGGATCATCCGCATAGATGATACGTTCTACTGTAGCCTCAACAGGTTCAATGGCTGTGACTGTGATAACCTCATGCATCACATCTTCCATTTCCATTGTTTCTTCGTTGAACACCTGTTCACCAGTAGGCTGCAATTCCCGTACTTCTGCACGACCATCTGCAACGACATACTGTGCTAGTCGGGCCACTGCTACACGGTAGGCTGCAAGCTGTTGGTTGAACTGCTTTTTGTCTGCCGCTGCCTGTAGGTCTTCAGGAATATCACCGTCAAAGCAGTCTGCGCCTTGTTCAATGATTGCATCTAGCACTTCCTGATAGTGGCGGTTGGCAGG